CGACGTAAATTCTGATATACTAACACAAATCTGCGATTCCAACGAAGGATATCGCAGAAACAAAGATTGGCTTGACATGAAAGGTAGAGCAGTAAGTGATGATTGATTCTTCAAAAGAAAAAAAGTGCAAAGTTTTAGTTACGGGCGGCCTAGGTTTCATTGGTTCGCATCTGGTCGAGTACCTTGTAGATTCAGGGTCGTACGAAGTTACGGTAATCGATAACATCATATCAGAATCCAGCTCTAGAGAGCACATGCACGATGACGTAAATTACTGGATAGACGACGTCAGAAACCTTAATTTTTCCAAGTACTCTAAAGAAAGTTTCGATATAGTGTTTCACCTTGCGGCTCTTGCGAGGATACAGCCTAGTTTCGAAGATCCGCTGACCTATATGTCCGTCGACGCAATGGGAACGTCTCACGCACTAGAATTTGCACGCCAATGTGGAGCTAAGCTCGTATACGCCGGAAGTAGTTCTGCTTACGGAGGTCCGATGTTGAACCCATATGCTTTCGCAAAATACACCGGAGAACAGATCTGCGAATTATACAGTTCGGTCTACGACGTTAGTACGGTAATCGGAAGATTCTTTAATGTCTACGGCCCACGACAGCCCACTGCCGGCGATTACGCTACTGTCGTAGGAATATTCGAAAGACAGACTCGAGATCACGATCCCTTGACTATCACCGGTGACGGCACTCAGCGTAGAGATTTTACCCATGTGATGGACATCGTACGCGGATTGGTGGCTCTGTCGCAAGGTGATTGGAGAGGTGAAGTTTTTCAGTTGGGAACTGGCGTCAATTACTCCATCAACGATTTAGCCGAGATGTTCGGAGGTAAAGCCGAGTATATTCCGGCTCGAGCAGGTGAAACGCATTCAACCTTAGCAGACATATCCGAAACTACGCGTAGAACTGATTGGAAACCCCGTGAGAGCTTGTCCGATTATGTTGATGAATGGAAGAATAACACAAAGGAGAGCTTATGAGCGTATTTCCAACTAACAAACCTCACGTCTCTTACTCGGAAGTCCGTAATTGGAAAGAGTGTCCTTATCGACACAAACTCGCCTACGTAGACAACATAGATCTGTTTACGCCGTCTCCTTATCTAGATTTTGGAACAAACGTGCACGAAGGCTGCGAGAGTTACCTAACTGATAAGACGATTCCCAAGGAAAGCCTACTAGAGAACATTAGGAAGGCCTGGGCAGAGAATAATTTTGACGACCCTGAGTGGGTAAAGAAACAACCAGGGTGGTACAAATACCACCCAGTGGAAGATTGGTGTCAGTGGGCATCGAACATGTGGGATGATGTCCCTGGTTTTCTAGACGAGACGTTTCCAGGTTGGGAAGCAGTTTCTGCTGAAGAGGAGCTTTACGAGGAGATAGAGAGAAAGGACATAAAATTCAAGGGGTTCATCGACGCAATCATTAAGGTGCCAAGAAAAAACGGGACTTTTAAATACTGGATTCTAGATTGGAAGACTGCAAAGTCTTACGGGTGGGATCGCAGAAAGAAGCAAGATTTTTTGACTCAGGCACAGATTATTTTATATAAACATTTTTGGGCAACTAAAAACAATATACCGTTGCGGGACGTGGGCTGTGGATTTATTTTATTGAAACGTGGCGGTAAACCTGGAAATATGTGCGATCTATTACAGATTTCTTCTGGACCTACATTGACGGCACGTGCACTCAAGATGCTCAACAGCATGGTGAGCTCGGTATATCGCAAGATTAATCTTAAGAACAGAAATTCTTGTATGTTCTGTGTCTACAAAGACACATCCCACTGTCCGTAATTTTACCTAATGGCAACGGCGGAATAAAATTCAGCATGCATAAAAAATATAAAATACTTTTGCTTTCTGACCACGCTTTGAGCACCTCCGGGGTGGGGTGCCAAAGTCGTTTTTTAGCGAACGGTTTAGTAGACAAGGGGTGTTGGACTGTAAGACAGTTCGGCGCTGCGATGAAGCACACAGATTACGAGACTGTTGTAGTAAACGAAGACTTCATTATAAAGCCCATAGACGGGTTTGGCGACAGGGACATGCTGCTGCAGACGCTTGCGGTGGAAAAGCCCGACGTTCTTTTTATCTTTACGGATCCTAGATTTTTCATATGGCTTTTTGAGATGGAGGATGAGGTTAGAAGCCTGTGCCCGATCGCATATTGGCACGTATGGGACAATAATCCTCCGCCAACGTTTAATCAGCCCTTATACGACTCATGCGATTTGATAAATTGCCATTCGTACTTCACGTACGATATGGTAAAAAACATGCATCCTAGGAATAAAGATAAAACAAATTTCATCCCACATTCACTGCCTCCCGATATTTTTTTCCCCATGAAACCGCAAGAGACGTCTGAGGCCAAAATTAGAGCGATTGGCCCAGAAAGAAAGGACGATTTCGTTCTGTTTTGGGTGAATAGAAACGCAAGAAGAAAGCGTCCGAACGACGTTCTCTGGGCGTGGAAGATCTTCATGGATAGAGTCAAGGAAAAACACGGCGAAGTTAAAGCAACCCTATTGATGCACACAGACCCCCACGATGGAGAGGGCCCAAACTTGATGATTACTGCAGAAAGTTTGGGAATTGCGAATAGCATAGTTTTCTCCAATCAACGAATAGATTTTGGGGAGATGAATGTTTTGCACAACATTTCTGATGCATGCATAAACATTGCTTATGCCGAGGGGTTTGGGTTGGCAACATTAGAAGCGATGCAATGCGGAAAACCGGTAATTGCCTTGAAGACGGGAGGGTTGACTAGGCAGGTTGTAGATCACCGTGATGATTCACAGAACGGAATTGCGCTAGAGGTTGATTTTAAGTCGTTGGTTGGCTCTCAAGGAGTTCCGTACATCTACGAAGACTATTGCAATGTTGAAAATGTCGCTGATGCGATATTCAAGATGTACGAAATGGATCCTAAGGAAAGAAAAGATTTAGGAGAGAAGGCGAGGAGATATGTGCATAGCGAATTTGCTCACCAAGACACTATCGACGCTTGGCACCACGAACTGCTGAAGTTGGTGGAGGGCTGGAAGGAATCGCCTCCTAAGCGTTGGGCTCTAGAGGAGATAAAAAATTGAAATCAGTCGTCATAAGAGCACCGATGTTGAGTAAATCTGGATACGGAGTGCACAGTCGTCAACTTTTAAGGTACCTGTTGGGGAAAACTGGCATAAACGTTACTGCACAAGTGGTACCCTGGGGAGTGACTCCATGGGATATAAACCCCGAAGCCTACGGAGGACTTGTTGGAGAAATAGTTAAAAGGAGTGCCACCGATCCTAATAAAAAATACGACGTTTCGTTTCAAGTTATACTGCCCAATGAGTGGGATGCTTCACTTGCAGAATACAACATTGGAGTGACTGCAGGGGTAGAGACCGATCGGTGCAACCCCATGTGGACCACTGTGCACTGCAGCAAGATGGATAAAATAATTGTACCGTCTCAGCATACTAAGGACTCGTTTATAAAATCCGCACGTTCTTCGACTGAGATACGTGTAGTTCCAGAGAGTTATTTTGAAGAACTATTGGATGAACCCTCCGATTTAGAGCTTGAACTTTCCACAGACTTTAATTTTTTAGCAATCGGTGTAATGACCGGGATGACCCCAGAGACGGATAGGAAAAACTTATTCTACCTCCTCAAGTGGTTCGTGGAAGAATTTAAAAACGATAAAGACGTTGGGTTGATAGTCAAGACTAATAGAGGTAGGGAGCACGCTATAGATAAAGTCAATACGCAGGTCCTGCTATCAAGGGTACTGAAGGAAGTTGGGCACAAGGGGACACCGAGGATTTACCTTCTCCATGGAGACATGGAGCGGCAAGAGATGAACTCACTATACAAGCACCCCGACGTCAAAGCCCTGGTGTCTGTGACGAGAGGAGAGGGGTTCGGGTTACCACTACTGGAAGCATCCGTAGCTGGACTACCAGTGATCGCCACGGAATGGTCTTCGCACGTAGAGTTTCTTAATTTTGGAAAATGGGTAAAATTGGATTACGAACTCTGTGAAGTCCATCAAAGCAGAGTGGATAACAACATATTCGTTCCTGGCGCTAAATGGGCCGAAGTGAAAGAGGAGAGTTTCAAGCGTGCGATTAGAAAATTTAGAAAAAGCCACGCAGTCCCTAAGGCCTGGGCACAGGATCTTTCGAATAAATTGAGCGAACGTTATTCTCACAAGAAGATCTGCATGCTTTACGAAGAAGTATTAGGTCCTATTCTATCTTGAATAGTTTTTTCCTGTATTTATCAATTTTCCTGGGGTCTCTACTGATAGTTTCTATTTTCTACGTTCTGCGTTTTGCCATGATAGTGCTTCAGTTCCAAGAAGTGCTAGAGGAGTCCCTGGACGTGATTGATGAAAAGTATGCTAGCATAAGTGAAGTTTGTGAGAGACCGTTGTTTTATGACAGTCCGGAGGTCCGCAGAGTGCTTAAAGATATCAAGGAGACGAGGGATTCGTTACATGGAATAGCTTTTACGCTATCGAAAGATTTTACTTTCGAGGAAGATGATTTGGAAGACCCGAAACATGCCTAGAGGTAGAAAAAAAATAAGAAGAACACCCGGGCGTCCACGCGACATGTATTTTAACATGGACACCCAAGCAGCCATCGTGAAGTACCAATCGTTGGAATGCGCAGAAACAAAGAAGAGCCTATACGTTGCAGAGATACTTCCTGCGTTTAATAAACTTTCGGAGAACCTGATATTCGTCTATGGGTTTAAATCCCCTTTTTCGTCTTTCGAGGAACTGAAATCTGATTGTGTTTCCTTCCTATATGAGTCTCTTCATAAGTGGTCGCCTGAAAAAGGTACTAAAGCGTTTTCATACTACAACGTGGTTGCTAAAAACTGGTTAGTTGCCAACTGTCGACAACACAAAAAAATAAGCAATCGCCACATTAGTATAGACGATCCAGGCGGTATGAGTTCGGCACAACAAGCTGCGTACGAAAAGCACGACTTCGTTCCATCCCCTGACGACCAGATGATAAAATCTCAACAGAGAGATGAGATACTTAAATTGCTGGATGTGATGAGAGTCAAATTGACTAACGAGAACGAACTGCTGTGTCTACAAGCCATAGAAACGCTCTTTGGATCCATAGAGCAGCTGGATCTACTAAGCAAGAGGGCGGTCCTCGTGTACATTAGGGAGATATCCGGGCTGGACAAAAAACAGATGGCCAAAGCCATGTCTTCCATACGAAGACACTATAGGCGCATGGCAGGTCCCGATACAGAATTTAATCTTTTTTAGGAGGTGAATCATGAGTAAACTCGATAAGCTGATCGACGAAAGAAACAGATCTGAAGAAAAAATAAAGGCGTTCAACGACCTGCTGGACGAGCTGTCTTCCACCAAGGATAAGAAAAAAGCGCTTTGGAAAGAAATATACGAAAATGCTGTAGCCGATCGCGAAAGGGCTTCCATCCTGTATACAGAGGCATACAAATCGATGACCGGCGGTACTGGCGACCACGTCACGATCGGAGGGGTGATGTCTAAGTATCTCGAAAGGATGTGTAAATCAAACCAACAGATATTGGCGTTGGCTGAGCTTATTGCAAAGGCGGAGAGAGCGGAGGAGCAGGTGGATTCCAATGACTTGTTCTCTAAGATAGCAGGTGAGTAATGGCAAATGGCAGCACATACGACTCTGACGCTGCTGTTTCTGGTGGCCACGGACAGGAAGATATTCCAGCATCCGTCACCTTAGAAGATCTTCAAGTCATAGAACAGGCAGTAGTAGTAGAAGTCATAGACGACCCATCGTTGATGTCGGAGGCTCGTTTGACGCTTGTAGGAGCATTGTATCAGGGAGTAGACTCTGCGTTTCTTACTACAGCAAAGAGCGCACCCCGTAATTCCGTGATAGCCATCTTGACGACTGCCGGAGCAGGTCGCACCAGTGCGCTGGGGGTATATTACCCGTTCTTCTCCTCTCATGTTTGTCTGCCTTGTAAACCAGGCGAAAAAGTTTGGGTCATTTTTCCCGACCCGGCCAACAAAAAAGGTCAGGGATACTGGCTTAGCAGAGTGAATGCTCCACTGTATGCAGAGGACGCGAACTATACTCACTACGATCGCACCCTCGGCCCCATAACTCCTGACGAGGCCAAAAAAAAACATGGGCCAATTGATGCTCCTAACCCAGGCTTCCCTAACGGGTTGGGACAACATGTTGGCGTCGGACCTGACCCTCCGGTCACGCTTCCTGGGATCAATGCATACGACAAGATTGTAGCCCGAGCCGCAGAAAATAAGAGGTTCATCGTGGAACCTGTACCGCGTCTGACGAAGCGTCCTGGAGATCTAGTACTACAGGGTTCGCATAACTCTACCATCATCTTAGGGACCAGCAGAGGTTACAAATCCGATGAAACTGATGATAAGATAACCGGAGCTAGCTCGAACGCAGCTCTTCTAGATTCCGAAGGAAAGAGTAAAAAATTACCCCCGGGCAAGGGATCCATGGATCTGGTCGTTGGCCGCGGGAGACTGTTGGTGCTCGACGAAAGCAAGGGCCCAAAAAAGGGATTCGGCTTAGATGCCAGGGCGAGTAAAGATGACAGCACCGTAGAATCTAAGTGGCCACAAGCCCCAGGCATCAAGCTACAGAAGCCGCCTGGTAAAAAACCGAAGAGGACGCAGCCTGAAGTTGTACAGAATTCGAGGGCCGGGTATGAGACAAACAAGAACCCTTCGCTCTTGAATTCCGAAGTTTCAAACCGCAACGTTAACGTCTCAGAGGGTGATCCAGATTTTCTGGCCGATGCTTCCAGAGTCTATCTGACCATGGACTCCGACGCTGATAAGGACTTTGCTTTGGTCTATCCTAAGGTCCCCGGCGTAGGAGAACCCAACGAAGGTAAAGAGATAAACAAAAAGAAGCCGATCCACGCTGCGACAGTCGTCACCAAGGCCGATGAGATCCGGATCATCGCACGTCAAATAGAACCGAAAAAATCGGGCGGCGGCGAGGCCGGAATAAACGGCAGCATAAAGATCGTAAAAGAGGGCCTGGCAGACAACGAAGAGGGCAAAGGACGCGCATGTATAATCATGCAGCCTGACGGTGTCATAATGATCGACGGGCCCAAGGTAGTCATTGGCTCTGGGATCGAAAAAGAAAACGGAAAGGGCGCACAACTCTCTATAGGGTTAGGGGCGACCGAGCCGCTGGTGTTGGGAAACGAGCTGGACAAGAGGCTGGTTCAAATCTGTGATGTGTTAGACGCAATAATTGATCAATTTATCCAGCATATTCACCCCACCGGTGTTGGCCCATCAGGTCCCCCTAACCCACCAGTCCCAGGGAACCTCCAGACATTGTGGTCTAATAGCGATGGGGATGTGCAGACCATACGGAATGAAATAAAACTAATAAAGAGTAAAGTGGGTAAAACCAAATAGGGTGATGATTTGCCACTAGCTGATATTTCAACCTTAAAGTCTGACCTAGTGGATCTCTTTACAGATCCCCCGCCGGAAGAGCCGGCTATAGCCGAAGCGTGGGCCACCGCAATATCAAACTGGTTAAGCTCAGCTATAATACCTCCGGGAGGTACGCCGGCTAAAGCACAGATAAAAAGTGCGGTACAGGGCGCACTTCTAGGAATGAGTGCGCCTGGCGCTGGCAGTATGGCAATACCGAATGCATTCGTTGCAGGCGCAGCGGCGCTGGCAGCATCCCCAGCCAACGCACCCGGCGTCACTGTTCCACCACCGTTGCCTTTACCTTTGGTTCTGGGGCCGCCTCTTGGAGCAGAACCAGCTGCGGCATTGATAGCTTCTACTGCTGCAGCATGGATTATTGCTGGTACTTATACTGTCCCCCCGGCAAATCCGGTACCGTGGTCGTAGACAAGATAACCCTTATTGGTGTTTCGCTGTATAGAAGTTGCAAAGTGTAACCTCGGTAGTCTCAGCCACCTAAATAGTTAGTTACTGTAGAGGAGTACAATGAGTCAACTTCCCATAGCGAAAAAATACGATTTTAAATCGGTCGGCCGGATGCAGAATGAGTTCGAATCCGCCCTAGTGAATAAAGCTAAAAACTTACCTATAGGAATAAAGACACCTATGGAATTAAGCGTCGGCGGCAATGCTGGTCCGTTTGCAATGAGGGATAAATTAGCCGATCAAATAAAGGATAATTTTCGAAACATGCTATCCACCAATCATGGCGAGCGTTTGATGCTTCATGACTTCGGTGCCGACCTGCAACGTCTAGCGTTTGAGCTGTGCGCAGAGAACGGTGACACCAAAGCCGTAAATCAGATAAGGAAGACTACCGAAAAATACATGCCTTACGTTTCTCTTGACACCTTCGAATCATTCAGGGAAGAAGATGAAGTTAAATCCGACCTGGCCAACATAGGAATCAGGGTGATATTCGGTATTCCTAGGCTGGGAGTTACGAATCAGTGCATCGAAGTTATAATTTATAGTGCAGGGTAAATATGATAAAGGTTAAAAATAAGATACGCAAGGCAGCCAATAGGACATATCTCGCTAAGGATTTCGAAGCCTTTCGAAGCGAGCTATTAGAGCATGCTAGGATATTTTTCCCGGACAAGATTCAAGATTTCTCTGAACCTTCTGTCGGTGGACTATTTCTGGATATGGCTGCGGCTGTTGGGGATTCGCTCTCCTACTACCTGGATCACCAATTCCGTGAGCTGGATCCACAACTTGCAGTCGAGCCTTCCAACATAAAAACGCATCTTCGGAACGCTGGAGTAAAAATTTTTGGAGCTGCTCCTGCAACCGTTACGGTGAAGTTCACATTTGACGTTAACGCCCAATTGTTCGCTGGAGGATACAGACCTGATTTAAATAACCTTCCGGTGGTGTTGAGTGGGACGAAAATAAAATCTTTGGAAGGCGTGATTTTTTCCACAGTGGACGACTTGGATTTCGCAGAACGTGATTTGATCGGAAACCTAGTGCATCAATATGTCGTCAAGACTGTTGATACGAATAACATCCCCCTCATCTATACCATGACCGCTGTGGTTGATGCTGTATCCGGTGAACAGGCGACGGAGACGTTTACTATTCCTGACACACACGTCCCGTTCCGAGAAATATCTCTTTCTAACGAAAATGTTTCCACGGTCATCAGCGTTAAGGATTCTGGAGGGGAAGATTACTACGAAGTTAAATCGCTTACGCAGGATTCCGTGTTTTCTTCATTGAAAAACGATTTTCCGGACTACGAGCTAGTGCCTAGGATGTTGGAAATAATTCCGGCTCCTAAGAGGTTCATCACCAAACACGATCCTACGACGCGATTGACTACGCTTCAATTTGGCTCCGGAGACGCTGAAACTCTCGACAACGACATAATTCCGGATCCTAGCGATTTAGCTTTGCCGCTTTATGGTAAAACTAATTTCAGCAGGTTTACCATAGACCCTAACTCCTTACTGCAAACCCACACACTGGGAATAGCTCCGCGCGGAACTACCCTCACAATCATGTATCGTTACGGCGGAGGACTTGCTCATAACGTGGCTAGTGACTCCATAAACGAGTTAGAGGATCTCATATTAGAGTTTCGCCAGACGGTTAATCCGGGCGGAGCACTTCGTGTGAGACAGACCATGGCCGTTAATAATGACTCGCCAGCAGCCGGCGGATCTGCTCCTCCCACCCTATCCGATCTGCAGCAGCTGATTCCAGCGGCACGACTCAGCCAAGATCGGGTTGTCACTAAGGAGGACTTGCTGGCAAGATTGTATACTATGCCGGCACAGTTTGGGAGAATATATCGGGCTGCAGTCGGCCGGAATCCTATCAACCCACTTTCTTCTATACTTTTCCTAGTTTCCCTGGATCGCTCCGGAGCTTTAGTGGCCGCTCCCGATAGTCTCAAAAAAAATATAAGCACCTACCTTAACGAATTCAGATTAATATCCGACGCAGTGGATATCCTAGACACACGCGTGATAAATTTCGGAGTCAGGTACACGGTTATCGTGGCTCAAAACGTGAACAAGATTCAAATACTCAAGCAGATAAACAACGCCCTTGCCGCTGCACTTCGAAGGAAGTATTTTCAAATCAACCAGCCACTGGTAGTTGATGATATCACCAATATAATCATTAACACGGACTTTGTTGTCTCTCTCACACGGCTCCAAATATTCCCCAGAGCAGGGACCGTTGAAGACAGGGAGTACTCTTCCTTCACTCTTCCTATTGAAGATAACACTAAGAACGGCATGATATTCGGCCCGGACGGCTCCATTTTTGAGATGAAGTTCCCATCAGATGATATAATCGGTTCGGCACTGTGAGGAGAAGATGAAGATATTTTGTACGGCCAGTAGCGACGCATATATTACGGATAAAATAATAGATGGGCTGTTCAGGGCGGAAGATGCAAACGTCGGCCGCGCTGCTACGTTAGACCTCTTTAAGTTGTGGGACGAAACCAAGATGCAAGGCACCGGTAGTCTCAATGAGATATCACGCCTACTTGTGAAGTTTGATTACCAAAAAATCCACGATCTCACTGCTTCTAAGATAAATCTAGCATCAAAAGATTTCAGTGCGAGATTAAAACTTTTCGATATTAAAGCTGGTAATGCAGTACCGGTCAATTTTAACGTTGCTGTTTTCCCTCTATCAAAATCATTCGATGAGGGCCTAGGCCGCGATACTGCGTCTTTTTCGGACTTGAATGCCGTGAATTTCCTGACTGCTGCTTACGCTGATGGTGCAGACTCCGTTTGGAACCTTTCAGGAGCCGATCAGGTAGGCACTCTGGGTGCAGATAATCTAGATATTTTTTCTCAAGCAAATTTCTCCGACGGGAATGGACTTGTCAACGTGATAAAGTCCCAGA